GTTCATTAATCAAGAAGATTACACCAAAACCAATTGAATTCCGTCGTCCATCTATCATTCGTGCTTCTGGACATACATTTGAATATATTGGTTATGGTCCAGGTAACTACTCAACTGGTTTACCACAGGTTCAGGTTAAGACACTTTCAGAGGAAGAAGATTACTTAGCACAGGCACAAGAAAGAGATTGTGGTACTGTTGTCTACACTGGTATGAATAGTAGAGGTGACTTTATTATTGGTAACAAGAAGATTAACTCTGCTACTGGACAAGAGAAGACATTTGACATCCCAGTACCTACTGTAACTGGACAAGATCCTTCTAGATTATCTGTTGTCTTTGATGAGGTTATCATTAAAGAAAGATTACTAGTTGAAGGTGGTAACTCTAATACAATTCTATCTGAGTTTGATGGTCCAGTTAATTTCAGTCAGAATGTTAAAATTAATGGCGATCTTACTGTTAAGGGTAGAATCAAACAAAGTAGTGTACTTATAATCACCAATCTTACACAGTCTGATGCTATAGATGAGGGTGCATTACAAGTTTATGGTGGTACTGGCATCAAGAAAAACTTGCATGTTGGTGGTAATGCTAGTTTTGCTGGAATCACTACTGTTGGCAATACATTCTTACCAGATGCCGATAACGCAGTTGATATTGGTTCTCCATCATCGCCTCAGTTACGTTTCCAAGATGTATATGCAGTTAATTTCCACGGTGATGGTGCAAACTTAACTAATACTGGTGCTCAATTGGGTGATGGAGGCACTACTCAGCAAAGACTTGTCACTACTGATTTGACTACTGGCACTATGATTACTGCTGCTACTGATGCAGGATTGAGATGGGATTATCAGAACAATAAACTATTGGTTGCGGATAATCATGAAATTACATTTGGTACTAATGGTAATGAGTTACGACTATTCCATAATTCGAGTAATAATAACTCTTATATTAAAGAGGGTGGTAGTAGTTCATTAATTATTAATGCGAGTGCACTTAATATTAAAAATGCTTCTGATGCTCAAACAATGGCATCATTTGTCAGTTCTGGTGCAGTTACTTTATATCATGGACAATCAGGTGCTTCTGAGTCTGAAAGATTCCGTACTACTAATAGTGGTGCTTACATAACTGGTACTCTTGAAGTTGAAGGACAAATTAAAGCAATTGGTTCTGATATTATTGCCTTTGCATCTTCTGATGAAAACTTAAAGGATAATATTACTATTATACCTAATGCTCTTGATAAGGTTAAAGCAATTTCAGGTAATACATTTACTTGGAAAGATACTAGTAGTATAACAGGTGCTACTATCAACATGACTGGCAATGACACTGGTGTTATTGCACAAGAAATTGAAGCACTTGGATTACCTGGAATAACAACTACAAGAACAGATGGTACAAAGGCAGTTCGTTATGAAAGATTAGTTCCTATACTAATTGAAGCGATTAAAGAACTATCTGCAAAAGTAGATGCTCTATCCTAATAAATAACTAAAAATACCATAAGATGGCGAATATCAGAAAGACTTTCAACTTCCGAAACGGAGTACAAGTTGATGAAGACAATTTTATAGTAGATTCACTGGGGAAAGTGGGGGTTGGAACCACTGTTCCCAGTCAGTTTATAGATTGTCGTGGTAATGCTAAAGTTGTTGGTATAATAACTTCACAGAGTTTAGAAACTAGAAATGTAAATATTGCTGGAGTTACTACCTTTAGTGGAACTACTCATGTAGGTTCTGCTATCACAATGTACCCTGCTGCTGGTATCATTAGTGCTACACAAATACATGGAGACGGAAGAAATTTAATCAATATTCCCACATCACAGTGGACAGATATAAATGCTGGATTGGGACATACAAGCATATACAATGATGGTTTTGTTGGTGTATCAACTAATGATCCAAGGTTTACGTTACAAATTGGTGGTAATGATGATTTAACTACATTTGCTAATGGGGTTGGTATCAACTCTAGTGGTAATATTGTAGCAACTGGTGTAATTACAGCAACTACTTTCAAAGGAGATTATTTAGGTTCTCTTGTTGATGCTGATATTGTTGATGCTGAAGGATTAGTAGTATCAGGTATATCTACAATAAGTGGAGTTAGTATTAATAGTGGACATGCAAGTGCTCTTTCTGTAGGAAGTACAAACTTAAATGTTACTGGTTTATCTACATTTGCTGCTGCTTCATCATTTACTTCAACAATTAACGCTAATGATGATATTACTATAGCACTTAATAAAAAGATAAATGTTGGTACTTCTAATACAGTAAGACTTTTTAATAATGGTGCTATTACCAGACTTATAGGTGAAGGTAGTGCATTAATCTATATTGATACACCAACTTCATTATTAGTTGGTGGTACTGGAAATGGTAATTCAGCATTATTTAAACCACCAACTTCTGTTGATTTATATTATGCTGGTACAAAGCGTTTTGAGACTTCAACAATAGGTGCATTAACAGTTGGTATTCATAGTGCTGGACAATTTGATGGTAATGTTAATGCTGGTATTGCTACGATTACAAGTACATTAGACTTAGGTGGTGTATCTAAATTGGGTATTAGTACATCAAGTCCACAGAGTGAGTTGCATGTATTTAATTCTGGTATTTCATCTGTTCTCATCGAGAGTGGAAGTAATGAGTCTGTTGTTACATTAGGAAGAAACACTAATGGACAAACCTCTGGTGCTATTAGATATGGTAATAAGAGTGCTGGATTCCCATATAGTAACGAAGATGCTCTAGATATAATCAATTATGGAGTTGGTAATGTTAATTATTATCTAAGTGCTGGTGCCACTGGTGGAACAGGAGATTTTGTTTGGCATTACAGACCAAATACTACTCGTCTGATGACACTAACCAATGACGGTAAATTGGGTATTGGTGTTACACTTCCGAATGGTAGTCTACATGTTGTTGGTACATCAACTTGTACTGGTAATTCATTCTTTGGAAGTAATGTCGAGATTGCAGGTAGTATAAACATTAAGGGTTCTGGTAATCTTGTTCTTCCTTCTGGATTAACTGTTGGTGGTGCTGGATTAGTTGGTGATATATTAGCAGCAAATAATGATGTAGTATTTGATAATGGAGTGACACTTGCTGGTTCTCAAAATAGAGCAAATACTTATGTTACTTCAGGTATTTCTACTTTCTCTGCGATTGAATCACAAACTATCGTTGGTATTAGTACAAATAATATTAGTACTAATCTTAATGGTGAAGGAACTGGTACATTACTTGGTGTTGGTGCTGATGACAATAGAAGATTTGTTGTAGATAATGAAGGTAAAATGGGTATTGGTACAGCAATCCCTAAATGTGATGCTGACTTTGCAGGTATTGGTAAGACTGATGCAAACTTTATGAGACTACCTCAACATAATGATTCATCTAGAAATAGTCTTTCTAGTTTTACTCTTTTAGAAGGTGCATTAATATATAATACTACTTCTAAAAAGATTCAGTTCTATAATGGAACTTCATGGCAAACTGTTACTAGTTCATAATTATGGCAATTAAATCCTCTGGTTCTTCATTAGCATTTTCTGAAATAGAAACTGAGTTTGGTTCAAATTCTACTAGGAGTTTGGGTTCTTATAGAATTAGTAAAACTATTGGTGAACTTGCCAGTATGCCATTAGACACTGGTGTTCCCCAGTCAGGACAAATAAAGTTTAGTGATTTCTATAGTAAGAAATTAAATGTAGTTGTTGATTGTCATACTGGTAACGCAGAAACTAGAAAAAATGCTAAGATTGATAAGTGGAATAATGATGAATATGATATGGTTACTAATTGGACAGTACAAAAACCAAGTAATACAGGTGGTAAAAAAATTATAATTCATATTGATAAGACATTTGGATCTGATGCTGGCAATTCTTCGACTGATTGTGCATTAAGAACTGGTAGTTGGGACTCTAATACAACACTTCAAGTTGATATTGGAGGTGAAGGAAGATGTTATGGTGCAGGAGGAAAAGGTGGTGATGGTGCTGATGGAAGAAGTGATTTTGGACCAGTCACTGGTAGTGTTGGTGATGGACAAGATGGTAGTAGTGCATTGGGTGTTGAATATAGTGGAACAACTGTAAACATGCTTTCAGGTGCTCAACTTATCGCTGGATATGGCGGTGGTGGTGGTGGAAGAGGTGGTAGAGACGTTGACCCTGGTGCTGATAGAACCTCTTGTGGAGGCGGTGGAGGCGGTGGTGCTGGACAACCTGCTGGTGCTGCTGGTGAAGGAGGACAAAGAGAGAGTGGTGGTAGTGATGAAGTTGCATCTGGAAATGATGGAGGTTCTGGTTCTACAACAACTGGTGGCGGTGGCGGTACTGGTGGAAATAATGCCAATGAAACAATAGGAGCAACTGGTGGAGTTGGTGGAGATAGTGAACAGTCAGCAGGAGCAGGTGGTTCAGTTTATAATGGAAAGGATACTTATGGACCTAATGGTGCTGCTGGAAGTAGTGGTGCTGCTGTTCGTAGAACAAGTGGAATTACGGTAACTGTTAATACGAACGGACAAACAGTTAATGGTTCAACAACTGCTACTGGCGTAACTTGATAAGTATGCTATAATATTTGAATCAGATATAACATTATGAATGATAATTTTATTATAAGATATAAGGGAGCATTTTCTCAGCAAGATTGTGACGAGATAATAAATTATGTAGAATATCTTGATGAAAATCAATTATTATATTATGATAAGAAGAGTTTGCATAGACAAGATAATAAAACAGTTAGTATTAATAATGGTTTTGATTTAGATATACCTACCACTTCTAGGATTTCGAGAATAATTCTTCCTAAGTATAAACCTTGTATTGATGATTATGTTCAACGATTTAGTGTATTAGATAGTAGTAAATTTTTAGTTTATGATGTTAAGTTGAAGAAAGTTCCTTCTGGTGGTGGATTTCATTCTTGGCATTATGAAAATGGTTCAATGATTTCTGCATCAAGAATGTTTGTGATTCAATTATATTTGAATGATGGTTTTGAGGGAGGAGAGACGGAGTTTTTATATCAGAATTTAAGAGAAGAAGCGGTTGCTGGTGATGTGGTAATATTCCCTGCTGGATATACTCATGTTCATAGAGGCAATCCACCATTAGGGGGAACAAAATATACTGCTACTTCGTGGGCAGTTGTTCAAGATAATGGAGGATATGAGTAGTGGAAGAATTAATTTGCGATTCTTATGAAGCACCTTTTCCACATATTATTGTTAAAAACTTTTTTAATCAAGAAGAATTAAAACTAATATGGCAGGAACTTGAGTTTTATACCCATCCTGGTAAATTACTGAAAGCAGAAAACTTTGGAGGTATTGTAGGTTATACTAATTCAAGTGCGATTATCTTAGATCAGGTATATCGTAATTATTCAAAAGTAACGAATGAAACTATTAATGGAAATCCAAACTTTCGTCCAATATCAAGTATTCTTACTCTGAATAGAAAATTATTTGATTCTGGTATATTAGATGCTCTTGCTGATGTGCATGATTCTGTAAGTTTATGTAATCAATCAAATTGGGATAGTGTGAAGGTTAGGTATTATCATAATGGAGAATATTATGATGCACATACTGATAAGTCTATGCAATTCTTAGCATTTTATTATATTAATAAAGAACCTAAGAAATATACAGGTGGAGAAGTATATTTTCCTAAGTATGACTATGAGTATGGATGTGATAGTAATTCAATTATAGTATTTCCAGGTTGGGTAAAACATGGTGTTAAAAAGGTAAGTATTGATGATTCTGATTACTATGATGGTTATGGAAGATATGCTATTACAACCTTTTTTGGTAGTAAACCTGCTGATGCGTAAATCTTAAATCTTATAACTACCTTTGTAGAGGTTTAAGGGATACGCTATAATATTTTAAAGGAACCAGTGACGGAACTGTCACAAAACCCCTCACAGGGGGTTTTTTAATGCTATAATATATCCATACCAAACAATTATGACATGCAGTTACGCCCACATCAGGTAGAAGCGATTACAGCATTGAGTGAGAACGATAAAGGACAAGTTATAGTACCCACAGGAGGCGGTAAGACTCTTATTGCCATTAAAGATGCTATGAGTCAGTTTGCACTTGGTAACAAGACTCTTGTAGTAGTTGCTCCACGCATCCTATTAGCAGAGCAATTAAGTTCTGAGTTCATGGAAGTAATAAGAGAGAAATACTGCTCTGTTCAAATGATGCACGTTCATAGTGGTAAGTTTGATAATATATTCAGCACAACTTCACCAGTAAAAATTGCTGAGTGGTGCAAATTAAGTAAAGGTAATAAGATTATCTTTACAACATATCATTCACTCCATAGAATACAACAGAGTTATGCTCATGTTGATACAATCTATTATGATGAAGCACATAACTCAGTTCAGAGGAATTTTGTAGAGTCAGTAGAGTATTTCTCTATACATGCAAAGAGATCATACTTCTTTACTGCTACACCTAAGCACAGTCTAACACCTTTCAAGATAGGTATGAATGACTCTGATATATTTGGTGAGGTAATCTACAACGTACCAGCACCTAAGTTGGTAGAGGAGGGATACATCCTACCACCTAAAGTACAGGTATATAAGACTGACATCAGACAGAAGGATGAGTTGACTATCAATGTTGACTGTGAGCAAATCATTAATAATATTGACAGTCACAATACTAAGAAGATTCTTGTATGTGCTAAGTCAACCAAACAAATCAAAAGACTTATTACTCACTCTGATTTCATTGATGAGTTAGCATGGAGAGGATATGAGTACATGTATATCACTGCAAAGACTGGTGCAGTTATCAATGGTGAGAAAGTCAGTAGGGAAGAGTTCTTCAATGTACTGAGTGCCTACGGACAGGATGATAGCAAGAAGTTTGTAGTCTTACATCATAGCATATTATCTGAGGGTATCAATGTAAAAGGACTTGAGGCAGTTCTATTTCTACGTTCTATGAATTACATTGGTATCAGTCAAACAATAGGCAGGGTAATCCGTAAAGGTTGCAAAGAGAAGACTTATGGGTTAATATGTGTACCAGTCTATTCAAAAGTGGGTATCTCTACTGCTAAAAGAGTACAGGCAGTTGTGGATACAGTATTTGAGAAGGGTGAACCAGCAATTACGGTGGTAAAAAAATGATTGAAACAATAGTATTAGTCACTGGTGGATTTGATCCTATACATAGTGGACATATTGCTCTATTCAAAGCAGCAAAGGAACTTGAACCTGATATTAAATTAGCAGTAGGGGTAAACACGAATGAGTGGTTAGAACGAAAGAAGGGTAGATTCTTCATGGGTGCTAATGAAAGAGTATGTATCATTAAAGAGTTAAGATGTGTTGATGTTGTCATTGAATTTAGAGATAATGATGATACTGCCAATGATGCTATTGACATGGCACTTCAAGTATATGATAGAGTAATCTTTGCTAATGGTGGAGATAGAGGTGATACAAATACTCCAGAGTATGATAAGTATAAAGACTTTGAAAGAGTAGTGTTTAAATGGGGTGTAGGTGGCAAAGACAAGAAAAACAGCAGTTCATTACTACTCAACAACTGGAGTAGTTACAAACCCTCTTATTACCAATGACTAAAAGAATCCATGAAGACGAATATATGTCCAGTGACATCTGGAAGTATAACGTTGCTGAACCAGAGTATAAAAGAGGTTCAAGGCATAATAAGATTGGGATGTGGATTATGTTCATATTCTATGGTATTGTACTTGTACAGGTAATACATGCCATGACAGTGATACCTTTCTTTCCTACCACTTTTATGATATTATTAGGACTGTGGTTCATTTGGTATGTTGCATGGAGGGCAAGTTAATGAGTGCATTTGAATTAATTAAAGAAACCTATGACATTGATACTCTAAGAGAAATCGTAGAGCATGGATGTGCATCAGGTGTGGCACACGATCACATTTATTATTCAGATAATGTGAAGTTCTTTAATGATTATGAGGATGAAATTACTGACTACATTACTGATAACTTCGGTAGTGAAATGTTAGTTGAATTGTTCTCAAATAATGAAGGGAACTTACGTGGGTACATGAATGATGTAGTGTGGACATATATTGAAATGTCTGCATCAACTATTGTTGAGGAACATGAGGACGCACAATGAGAGACTTAATACTATTCGGAGATTGTAGAGATACACTTAAAGAATTTGATGAGAAGGCACAGATGTGTGTTACTTCTCCACCTTACTATGGTTTAAGAAACTATGGAGATGAGGAGGAACAGATAGGGCAAGAGCAAACCCCAGAAGAATATATTCAGCAGTTGGTTGAAGTCTTTCGTGGTGTGAGAGATTGTCTAACTGATGATGGTACATTATGGGTGAATATGGGTGACAGTTATTATAACTATCGTCCAGGAAAAGGACAGGCATATCCTAAACAAACAGTTGCTAGTAGTAGACAAGACCTACCACAACATTCATCCAAACGTGGTAATAAGTTAGATGGATTAAAAGAGAAGGATTTAATTGGTATTCCGTGGATGTTAGCATTTGCATTACGCAATGATGGATGGTATTTGAGGCAGGATATAATATGGCATAAACCTAATCCTATGCCTGAAAGTGTGAAGGATAGGTGTACCAAGTCACATGAGTATATCTTTCTATTGAGTAAGAATAAGAAGTATTATTATGACCATGAAGCAATCAAAGAGAAGGCAGTAGGTGAAAGATGGGGTGGAAATACTCCTATCAATATGAATAATACTAAAGATACTGGTAATCAGTTCTCAGGACTCACAAGACCACGTAAAATGGTCTATGACAAGAGAAACAAACGTAGTGTATGGAAAGTGACTTGTAAACCTTATAGGGGTGCACACTTCGCTGTGTATCCACCTGAGTTGATTATTGATTGTATCAAAGCAGGTTCAAGGGAGGGTGATATAGTATTAGACCCATTTATGGGGTCAGGCACAACTGCAATGGTAGCAAAGGCATTGGGTAGGGATTACATAGGATGTGAACTGCATGAGGACTATGGTAATCTAATTCAACAGAGAGTTGAGGAATATGAACCAGATAACGAAGTGTCACAACCTACTAGCATAAACATCTTAGATATTGTATAATACATGTATGAAAGGGATAAGCGGTTCTACTGCCCGAAACATCACCTGACGGTAACTGGTTTTGCCCATCCGCAGTAATTGATGTAGTAGGGGTTCAGGTGTAAGCGATTCCCAGTAGGTAAATTTGGGCATATAGGTGAAACCTATGTCGATGCCCCGTTCCCTTTCATTCCAAACCATTAAAGGAGTTTCCATGAAGTGTGAAGTTGAACTTTATGTTGCTGGTACAGTCTTCAAAGAAGAAGTACATGCAGCAAATTACGCAGAAGCAAGACAGGTAGCACTTGCAAGAAATCCAAATGCTAGAGTAGTATCTGTCAATGCGAAATTCTAATTATCAAACCTTCTATAAGGAGGCAATTCAGAATAAAAAAGGTTATTGTACCAAAGATGGAACATGGGCAGCAGTCCCTATTATGGGTAGTAAGCAATTTGCTATTATCCATAATGGAGAACGTGTTCATACATCAAAGAACTTTGACTTTGCAAGATCATACATACTAAAAGAATCTAGGAAGAAATGAGCGAAACTAAACAAGATAAATGGGAACGTGGGAAGACTTTGTTTCTTGAGTCTGTATATAAAGCAGATGATAGATTGAGAGGATGTGCCCATAATCAAGAATGTTATCATGAACTAATGGAGATAAGAGATGAGGTGATTGAAATAGTAAGAGCAATGCCAAACCCACATGCTCCACAAATTAAAGTACCATTTGGTCAGAAGAATGACCATGTGGAACCTACGATTACTACTCCTAATGGTGAAATCAGTGAAACTCTAATGAGTGGAGCATTAGGAGAACATTACAACACAAAATGGCATTAAGTACAAAGTATAGATTAAAACTAACTGACATCTGTTGTCGTATTGTCACGACTGATGGAATACCAGTTACATTAGATGAAAGAATCTGGATGAATAAGTTAATGGAACATAATACAACTGCTAGGAGTATAGCAGAGGGACTAGGCATTTCTTTTTGTTAATTTGTATCAGCAAATACAGACACTTCTTGCATAAATAATGATAGAATTAGGGATAACAAGATGATCTGAATCTCTTTGTTACTGTAGTTCATTTGGAGGCAATTATGCACAACTTAATTTCATTTAATCAACTCGCTGGATCAAAACATATAGAATATAATGGTTCACAAGATGATTTAATCACAGAATACTACGAGTGTCTAATTGACTGTGAAGACGACCAACATGTTTGTAAACGTATATGTAAGGAGGTTTTAGTTTAAAACAATTTAGACGTTTATCTTAGCAAACAATGATAAAATATCAGCATCCACCTTAAAGGTTATCAAAGTATCACAAACCCTCTTGACATTTTGTTAAGGGGGTTTTATACTATCTGGGGTATAATATAATTATATGAAAGTAGGAGACACAGTACGGTTCATAGGATGTACCGATAAACCACATGACTATCTAAATTGTGATTATCCCGATTCAGTATTACTTAAGGGTAATACATATCTTATTGAGAGATCAGAGACACTTGTTGATGGATACTCATACTTAGACAGAATAGAATTAATAGGTATTAAGGGTAGATTCGATGCTGACTGTTTTGAATTAGCAACTGGATGTATCCGACAAGCACAACCAAATAAAGAACAATGAATTTCGCTAAAGAATTAAAGGAAGGAACAAAGAAATCACACTCAGCAGCAGAGAATACTGCATTTGTTAAATCATTTCTAAGAGGTGTTATCAGTAAAGAAAGTTATAGAACTTTAGTATCTGATTTATACTTTGTGTATAGTGCATTAGAAGAAGACTTTGAGATATTCAAGAATGACCCTGTACTTGGTGTATTATATCTACCAGAGTTAGAGAGAGTAGCAGCACTTGAAAGAGATTTAAGATACTATTATGGTCCAATTTGGAGAAGTATCGTCAAACCATCTGAAGCATGTCAGAGATATGTTGATAGAATACACGAGGTTGCTGGTACAGAACCAGAACTATTGATAGGACATCATTATACCAGATATTTGGGTGATTTATCAGGTGGACAGATATTAAAGGGGATAGCAGAGAAGGCATTGAACTTAAATGGTGAAGGATTATACTTCTATGAGTTTGATAAGATTGATGACTCTAAGATATATAAGGAGAAGTATCGTAGCATACTTGACAAACTACCATTGACTGATTCACAACAAAATGCTATTATAACTGAAGCAAATTATGCTTTTAGGTTAAACATGTATATGTTTGAGCAGTTGGAAGGCAATTCTCTTGTATCATTCTTCAAGATACTCATGGGAGTTATAAGAGGTAAACTTACTTGACATTATACTGAATAATGTTATACTATTCACAGGATTGAAAACGAAATGACAAAAAGAGTTTTAGTTACTGGTGGTGCAGGTTTTATTGCACACCATTTAATTGCACAGATACTAAGAACTACTGACTGGGAAATTGTTAGTCTTGATAGATTAGATTACAGTGGTAATCTTAATAGGTTGAATGATATAATGCAGGAGTTTGATCCTGAGACTAGGAAAAGAGTTAAGATAGTATATCACGATTTAAAGGCAGCACTCAACCCACTGATTTGTAGTGAGATAGGTGATGTAGAGTATATTCTACACTTAGCAGCAGGTTCTCATGTAGATAGAAGTATAGACTATCCGATTGAGTTTGTATATGATAATGTTGTTGGTACATGTAACATCCTAGACTTTGCTAGACTACAGAAACCAAACCTTGAGAGATTCATATACTTTGGAACTGATGAGGTATTTGGTCCAGCACCTAATGATATTAAGTACAAAGAGAATGATAGATACAACTCTACTAACCCATACTCTGCTACTAAGGCAGGTGGTGAGGAGTTAGCAGTAGCATATCATAATACCTATGATTTGCCTATCTATTGTACTCATACTATGAATGTATTTGGTGCAAGACAACACCCTGAGAAGTACATTCCTATGTGCATCAAGAAGATTAGGGATGGTGAGACTGTTACTGTTCATAGTGATAAGTCTAAGACAGTTGCAGGTAGTAGGCATTATATTCATGCTGAAGACGTTGCCAATGCTGTTCTATTCCTATTACATCATAAGGGTGATTTTGAACCTACATGGGGCAATGCCAAGTGTCCTAAGTTTAACTTCGTTGGTTCAGAAGATTTAGATAACCTAGAGTTAGCACAAATAATTGCTGATGCACAAGGTAAGGAACTCAAGTATGAGATGGTTGACTTTCATTCATCACGTCCTGGACATGACTTACGTTATGCACTTGATGGTACTAAGATGAAAGAACTTGGTTGGGAACCAGCAAAGTCTTGTAGGGAAAGAATAGGAGAAGTCACAGAGTGGACATTAAACAACAAGAGGTGGATTACACTATGACAATTAGAACATACACAATAGAAAAGAAAAACGAACAGCACAATCAGGAGTGGAGTTGGGATGAAACTCCTGAAGTCGTTGAGGCATTGAAGAAACTCCATGAGAGCAGTAAAGAAGATTAAAGGCATACTATTCAACATACATGAAGCAGTATGGTGGGTAGTTGCTGAGATTGAGGATTGGTTATACCCATACCATGATAGACTCACACCAGAGGATAAATTTGAGATTAGAGTCAAAGATCCTTATACTGGTGAACAGTTTATGGTAGAGGAACACATTCAAGGATTAACTGAAAAGATTAATAAATTACAAGATCAAATGATGGATGTGCAGCAGCAACTTAATAGGCATGAGGAACAACTCAAGTTTAAAGTTAAGAAGATAAAGGAGAGTCCATCTGTATCAGGTGCAGTTAAGAAGATGAAAGTACCCGACTAAATACTTAATTGGGTACATTTACTTATCATATTTTGAAAGATAAAAAAGCAGCAAAGAAATTACTAAAGAGGGCAAAGAAACATCCTGACTGGTACACTGAACAGGAAATATATTATGCTAAAATGGTTAAAAAACAAATCAAAGAAGATGAACGACAGTCTAACAGTAAAGCAAAATGAGGATGGTTCATTCTTAGTGGAGTGGGATAAAAAAGATCCTCAATGGGAGTTTCTAAATGACTTGACATCACCAGAGATTGAGAGTATAGTACAACAAGCAATTAAGTATGACAATGAGCGACAATCAAGCACCTAAAGACTACTCTTTATCAGAATTAGAATCATGGGTGTGGGATGCTCTAGAGAATGGTTGTACTTCTGAACAAATATATGATAGCATAAAATCTACAGTATTGAAAAGTTTAAAGTTCCATGAGTCATGCTATAAAGGTAGTAAGGAACTATTCAACCTATTGAGTGAGCGTCCATACTTTGAGGTAGTTGGTGATGATTGGAGAAGAATTGAAGATCCGTCTTATACATATAATCCTGAAGATTTTAAATTAGATTCACCAGTATTACATGATGTTGACATAGAAAGCATGAAAACTCATGCAACTTCAGGGTATAATGATGGGTGGACACAAGCACATTATAGAAAAGAATTACTACAACGTGGATGGACAATGACAGATGATGGTTTTTGGGTTAAGGAGGAGAAAAAAGATATAGATAGTGACGAAGTGTGAATGTACTATAAAGACAATATAAAGTTTATAGATATTGCATATAACTAATGTTATAATACCAACACATAACTCCTCAATACTACAATGATTAACTTAGACGAACGATACCACGACTATCTAACAAACAAGAAAACATTAAGAATTGATGGAGTTGACGAGAGATTAAGTGGATATGGATGGCATTGTGATGGAAACGAGATAAAAGGGTATTATTTAACGACAGAAAACTATAAACTATACTATAATATGAACGAACAATTTATTAAGATGCAACCACTTCGAGAAATTGTCGAGGTTTCTTAACTAGATTGATTATAAAATAAATACTATTAACGAGGTATTAATCAGTTATGTCTACCATTAAACACGACTTAGAACATGAAGTTTATCTAGATCCTAAAGATAATAAAGAACATGTTAATCATGGAATGTTAGAATATAGTGAAGCAGATTTGAAAGATGTTCATGCTAATTATGAACAATACCATGAGGGAGATGTAGTTGACAATAATGATGGACACATCAACGATTGGCACACTCGACATGAGGATAAGCATTTAGAGGTTTACTGTGATAATCATCCTGACGCATTTGAGTGCAGAGTGTACGATGAATAGGACAGAAATTTAATTGTCACACAACCCCTTGCATTAACTTGTGAGGGGTTTTATAATGTTATTAACAAATCAATTTATTATGCAAAGAATTTCAATTACAGAAGGAATTGCTAATGCACAAAAGTGTGAGGGTAAGAAAGTAGTTGATGTGTTAGGTGATATTGATACTAAGAATAAGGGTCAAGTTGGTAGTAAATTTGAAAACCATATTGGTATTCCTACAACTTCAGATAGGTGTGATTACCCTAAAGGAGACTGTAAGACTTTAAAGTTTAAAAATGGGAAACCAAATGAATGTTGTGATATTATAATGCTTCAAGAGATTCTAAGTGAAGCAATGAATAATATATCATTTCGTGATAGTTCAGTTTATGAAAAGATTCAGCAAGTTCACTTTGCACCAATTAATAGAGATGGTGAGGTGGAAGAGTGGACATTTGGTGAGAATTTTATAATATCAGATTATGATGAAAAATGGAATCCAATTTATGAACAAATAGAAAAAGATTATAATCATATTACTGAAAGAATTCGCACTTTAGTTAATAATGGAGAATGTATTGGTGCAACTGAAGTTAATCAAGGAAGTACAGTTAAAATATTAGAAATTAGACCTAAAGGTGCAGGTGGTGGTAAGAGTAAGAACACTTGGAATGGTGTAACAATCACCAAACCTAATGCTAAATCTGCTTATTCTTATTATTTTAAAAATAAAGGAGTTAAGACTATTTGGAATCACTATCAATCCCTCTAATTATTATCATGTATTATTCTATTGAAATCCTTGAAGAGTTTATTCGCAATCAGATTGCAAAACCAAGTGCTGATACTACTATTCTTCGTAGTTGGTACAAATATTCTAGAGAGTGTTCAGAGTGGAATCATCTAA